ATGTCCGAAGCCCAGTTCACCGTCACGCGGTTCGAAAACCGCAATGGCACCACCTCTTGGCGAGTCTCAGGTTGGCTCGCAGGAGTTCGCATCCGAAAAAACTTCCTCTCACGCGAGGAAGCCGCCGCCGAAAAAGGCGCACTCGACGCCAAGGCCGCCCAGCTTGCGGCCGGCATCCGCCCCACCACGACCTTTCTGAGCGACGACCAGCTCCGTGAGGCAGAGGCCGCCTTCCAGAAGCTCAAGACCGCCCCGCGCGGCCTGCTCTTCTATCTCGACTACGCTCTCGCCAACTACCGCGAACCCGAGCGCGAGATGGCCTTGGTCGACGCGGTCACCGATTACCTCAACACCAAGCGCCTCGAAAACCAGCGCACGCTGCTTTCCCCGCGTCAGCTTCGCTCCATCGAGAACGAGCTGACCGTTTTCCAAAAACACTTCCCGAAGGCCAAGGTCTCGGAGTTCACCCCCGCCCGCCTCCAGACCTACCTCGAGCGCGGCAAGGGCGGCCTGAAGACCTACAATAACCGCCGTGGTCTACTCTCCACGTTCTTCAAATACGCCTTCAAGAAAGATTGGGTCGTTACCAACCCCATCGAGAAGACCCCGCATCACCGGATCAACCACCGGCGCGGCTCGGCGGTCACGATCTCGGCCGAGCAGTCCCGCGACCTCATGGCCTACCTTGAAGAGTTCGAGAACGGCGCCCTTGTGCCCCATTTCGCCCTCTGCCTGTTCGCCGGCATCCGCCCTTGCATCCGCTACGGCGAGATTTCCCGCCTGCAAGCGGAGTCCGTCCGGCTGGATACCATGACGATCCACATTGAGCCCGAGGTTTCGAAAGTCCGGATGAAACGCCTCGTGACCATCCACCCGAACCTCGCCGCGTGGCTCCGGGCGTATCCGCTCGAACAGTTCCCGATTATACCGGTGAACATCCCCAACACCCGCCGCCGCATCTTCAAAAAGTTCGGGCTCACCCATGACGTGCTCCGTCACACGTTCATTTCGATGCACGTCGGCAAATACCGCTCCATGGGCGAGGCCGCTCTCCAGGCAGGCAACTCCGAGGCGATCATCCGCCGCCATTACCTGGACTTGAAGACTCCCGCCGAGGCCGAGGAGTTTTTCGCGATCATGCCCCAGCGCCGCCGCGACCCCGTTGCTGTCGCGCGCGAGAAGCTGGCAGCCGAGGCCGCCGCTTCCGGCGAGCAAGCAGCTTGATCCGGTCCAGACCTGAGCCCGCGCCCTCGCCGGCGCGGGCTTTTTCGTGCCCTAAATCCAACCTCGCTACCATGCCCATGACATCGCGCTCGGTGCATGAACTCTCTTCCTGATTCCGCTTCCTGCATCGGCTCCCAGCTCACCGACATCGTCGGCCTCCGCGCCTCCGGCATCTTCCCGACCGGTCGCGAGCCCTCGATCCGCACGCTTCGCGAATGGACGAAACTCCGCCGCATCCCCCATCACCGCGTCGGCCACTTCGTCTATTACGACGCCGCCGAGGTCGCCGTCCACATCCGCACTAAGCTCAAGATTCCCGCCCGTGGCTGATCAAAACGATCACGTGCGCGGTTTCCCGAGGAAACCCGAGGAATAAGATTCTTTCATGCTGGCCTATATTCTGCTAACCATCGGGTTAGCATATGGGGCACGTATTGCTAGGAAGCCTACCCAAAACCCGCGCCTGGAACGAAGTGGTTCGCTTGCTAGTGGAGAAAGCCGATGCGGACGTGGTCGCAGTCGCGGCGCAGGAGGCGTCCGATGCCGCTTTCGCGGTCATGGATAAAGACCCTGGATTTCAAGACGTGATTGAGCTGTTGAGCCAACTCGGGGTTGCGGCTGAACAATCAGACCCGGCCGCGCACCTTGCCTCCTACGGCATAAAGATTCCGGCCAATCCATCCTTGGTTTCAGTCGCTCTCGCCCTGAAGACCGCGATTGATACGGCCACGGCCAAGCGGGCGCATCTGAGCGATCTGGCCATCATCGGGGGTCGGTCTCTCATCTCTGCCGTCACGCAGCACCTCAATAACGTGCTCGGCACGCTGATCCCCGCAACCGGAGCTGAAATCACGTCCACGTTGGCAACGCTCGGCCGTGAAACCCAGTTCGGAAAACTCGCCCGGACGTTCTTCTTCAACGTCGCTAAGGACTGCCAGCGACACTTTCTGTCGAAGGAACTTGGCGCCCATGTCGGAGAGGGGCGCGCATTCCCGACGACTGCCCAGCTTTCAAATTTCGAGCACGCGCTCGATACCCATGCCCATGAGGCGAGCCAGATCGTCGAGGTCTTCGCCAAGGAGTGGTTCTCGAAACGCATGTATGAAGACGCGAACGTGATCTCCAAGAAACGTTCTTCGGCCTTTGGTTGGAAGGCCATGGAGAAGATTCGCGCCGAAATGAAGAAACGCGCCACGCATGAAGAACCATGACGAAAACCATATTTTCTGTGGCGGACTGATTGCCCCCAAGAAGCTCAGGGCGGGAACGGTCCTGCATCTGAATCTCCACGGGAAACAGGGTGACGATGACCACGTCACACTCCGTATCGAAAACTTCCATCTGCCTCTCGGCCGGACTCTGTCGCCCCGATTTATCGATTTGCTTGAGATTGCCGCCTACGTCTACGCGGCCGACCAAGCTACCGTTCGGCAATACCAGGACACGGATCGTTTTGGTATCGATTGGCGTCAACGGCTGCATTTCCGGATACCGGTCCGCGACGTGGCTTTCTGGCAAGACGCAGCCGTTAAAACGGTGTTGGCCGAGGTTCTGAATTTCCTGGGCGATCATTTCTTCACCTTTGAGTTCACGAAGGCGACCAAGCCCGTTCCTTTTCAGGAATACCTCACCTTCGAGAAAGGGGCTGAAAAACCGCTTTCTTCCTACGACGAGATTGCGATGTTTTCCGGCGGCTTGGATTCGCTGGCCGGCGCGGTGGAGGCCCTGCGCCATCACCATCGGCGCATGGTGTTCGTAACGCATCTGCCGACGACGAAGAATAATCGGCTCATCGCGGACCTCCGTTCTGAACTCAGGGCGTTGTCCCCTGGCGCGCCCCCGCTACACATCGCCATCGAGGTCAACAAATCCAGAGAGCTAGGCAAAGAACCTACGCAACGCGTGCGTTCTTTCCTTTTCGCCTGCTTGGGAGCGACGACCGCCCATGCCTTCGGAATGGAGCGACTCACCTTTTTTGAAAACGGTGTCATCAGCCTCAATCTCCCCCTTTGCGGCCAGGTAGTAGGCGGACGGGCAACACGGACCACGCACCCGCGGGTGCTGGCAGGTTTTTCACGTTTGTTCACGTTGGCTTTTGACCGCCAGTTCGAAGTCACCAATCCCTACCTCAACAAAACCAAAGCCGCGGTGGTTCGCGTTTTCCGGGAGCAAAGCGCCACCGCGTTGATAGCCAAATCAGTATCCTGCGCGCACACATGGGAGCGCCGTTCCGATGCGACTCACTGCGGCGAATGCTCGCAGTGCCTGGATCGACGGCTCGCCATGCTATCGGCTGACACGTTCGATGACGACCCCGAGGCGATTTATCGGACCAACATCTTCACGGATCCGCTTTCAAAAAAAACCGACCGCATTCTCGTTTCCACCTATCTCGAGCGTGCGCGAACGATGAAAACGATCTCCACGGCCGAAGAGTTCATGATTCGTTATTCAGAGGTGTTGGACGCCCTACCATACGTTGACGGAACCAACCCAGACCGAGCGCTTCGTGTCCTCTTCGACCTCTACAAACGCCACGCGATGGAGATCGATCATGCCGTTCGCGCGATGTTCGTCCGGTTTTATGACGACATCCGAGACCATCGTCTCCCTGGCGACTGCTTGGTTCGTATCGTGACTGATTCGTCCGGCACCGCCCCTATCTCTAAAGTCGCCCCACAGGTGCAGAGCGATGCGGCGTATGTTTTTAAAAACTTCAAAGGAATCTGGGATATTCGTTTCGGTGGTGGCGAACGTTTCTACCTCAAAAACCGAGACGCCGGTTGCCGTTATATTCACTACCTGATCACCAATCCCGATGTCAGCCTGAGTGCAATGGAACTTGATCGGCGGGTTAATCCACCGCCGTTAGGGGAGGATCAAATCTCCATCACCGGAACCAATGAGCATGATTCAGAGCTGATCGTGGCCGAGAACATCCATAGCGAGTTGCAGGCGATAACCCCGGAGGGTTTGTCCCGGATACGTGAGGAGAGGGTGAATCTGGCCCTCGAACTAGAGGATGCCAAGGGCCGCAAAGACGAGGAGGAAGTTGACGAGATAGACAGGAAAATTCAGGCAGTGGACCAATATCTCCGCTCCGTATCCACTAAGTTAGGCGCGGCACGTCTTGTGAGCGACAGCACGACGAGAACGGAAGACACGATCCGCGCCGCGATCAACCGCGCGCTCAAGTCGATTAAAAGCGAAGACGCACGCCTTCACGCGTTTCTCGCGAACAAGGACATCCTACGCTTTGGGGTCGATAATATCTACCGATCGACCGACGGCGTGGAGTGGGAAACCAGCTAGCGGCCTAAATACGACACGCCACGTCTGCGATACGACACGCCACGTCCGGCGAGGTTCTGGAAGGCAAATCCATCTAGCTGCAACGGCCGGTGCCGAGGCGCGAGATGGAGACGCCTGACCCAGAAATGAGTCAGCCCAACCATCCTATCACACCTTCGCCCCTCGACCGGGCCAAAGACCACCTCAGCATCTTCATCCTCTGGCGCGCCCTCGGGCTGCCGGGGGCCCCCAAGAAGATTTGTCATTCACCGTTCCGTGAAGACCGCCGCGCCTCGTTCTCGATCAGCGACGACGGCAAGGTTTTTCACGACTTCGCCACCAACGATTCCGGCGACGTGGTCGCATTCGTCGCCCGTGCCAAGAAATGTTCGCTGGGCGACGCGGCCCGCGAGTTGATCCGCATCGCCGCCGTCACCCCCGCGCAACCCGCCCCCAAGCAACGGGCAAAGAAGCCGCTGCGCGTTCCCGCCCTCACGATCCCGTCCGTCGCCGACATGGCGGACATTCAGGAGGTGCGCGGCTGGCCGGTGTTCGCCGGTCTGCAAATCGCCAGCCAGCGGGGCCTGTTTCACCGCTGCACGATGACGGACGACGGGGTTTCCCGTCCGGCCTGGGCGATCACCGATTCCGCCCGCCGCTCCGTGCAGGTTCGACGCATGGACGGCCAGCCGTGGACGTGGAACAACGCCAAGGCCTGGACACTCGGCGGCAGCATCGCCGGCTGGCCCATTGGCGCCGCCAACATCGGCGACCGTCGTCTCATTCTCTTCTGCGAGGGTGGCCCCGACTTCCTCGCCGCTCACACCCTCGCGTGGTTGGCCGAGCGCGCCGAGTCCGTCTCCGTCTCCGTCGTCTGCGTCCCCGGTGCGACCACGTCGCTTCATGCGGACGCCCTGCCGTTCTTCGCCGGCAGGCACGTTCGCATTTTCGAGCACGCCGATGTTGCCGGTTCAGACGCCGGCCGGCGTTGGGCCGCGCAGCTCAAACAGGCCGGGGCCACCGTGGACGGCTTCACTTTCGATGCGCCGCACAAGGATCTCGCCGACCTGCTCGCGGCCACCGACGGGGAATCACTGAACTGCCCGGCCGATATTTTCGAGGGACTGCCCAAGGAGGACGCGTCATGCCGGTGAAATCTTATCCTGACGCGAACCCGCCCGATCCAGCCGACAAGGTGCCGGACGAGTCCGTCGCCGCGCCGTTTCCCGAGAAACTCGTGGCGCGGGTCGAGGCCACGCGGTTCGATCCCGACCATCCGCCGCCGGACGAGCCTTGGGCGTTCCAGCTCGCCGGGGTTGAGATCGCCCACTCGGGCAACCTCATCACCATCGCCGCCGCCATCAAGTCGGGTAAATCGTCCGTCATCGCGGCGATGATCGCCTCGATGATGGGTGGGGAGGATCGTGATTATCTCGGCCTCACCGGCAGCAACCCCGACGGCAAGGCCGTCCTCCACTACGACACCGAGCAAAGTCGCGGCGACCATTACCATATGATGATGCGGACGCTGCGCCGCGCCGATCTCGATGCGCCGCCGCCGTGGTTCGCCAGCTATTCGTTGACCTCCCTCGATCCGCTCGAACGTCGGTCTGCCATCTACGCCATGGCGCGCAAGGTCGGCGCCGACGGGGGGCTTCATTCGCTCTTCATCGACGGTGTCGCCGACCTCGTCTATGATGTGAACGACCTTGCCGAGGCGTGCAGCCTTGTCGCCGAGCTTCATCAACTCGCCACCGATACCGGCTGCGTCATCATCACCGCCCTTCACCACAACCCCGGCGGCGAGAAGACGCGCGGTCACCTCGGCAGTCAGATCGAGCGCAAATCGGAGTCCGTTCTCGTCCTTCGCAAGGACGGCGAAACCATTTCGATTTCCTGCAAACCCGCCCGCCGTCAGGAAGTCAGCGACGACAAGGCCCCGCGCTTCACTTGGAGTCAGGATGCCGGGATGCACGTCAGCACCCAGTCCAAGGCCGCATCGGCCGACGAGCGGAAATGCGTCGAGTTGATGGAGCTTGCCGACGAGGTATTCGGCGACCGCTCCGAACTCCGCTGGACCGACATTCAGGACGGAATCAAATCCGCGCGCGGTGGTGCCAAAAGCACCATCGAAAAGCGCATCGCCGAGATGAAGCGTCTCGGGGTTATCCGATGGGCCGGTGGGGGGCTTTACGCGAAAGGAGGTCGCCCATGAACCCCGAACCCCGAGGTCACCCCGATTCCACCCCGATCCGGGGTCGCTCCGCTCGGTTACCCCGAACCCCGAGGCCCCTATATGTAGGGGCCGGGGTGGAGGGGAACGTGAAGTTTTCAGGTTCCTTCCGCTCCGCCGCCGACCTTCAGGAAGCACGCGATGCCGAATACGCCACCGCCTACCGCGATTGGATCGCCTCGTTGCCCGCCGACGAACGCGCCCGTCTCGCCGCCGATGGCCTCGGCGAACCCGACATCAAGCGCCACACCTCGCAGCACGACGACGAAACCGTCATGGAGCTGACCGCGTCGCCGGACACCCAGCCCGACGACCAGGTCGAGGAGGCCGACGAGCACGCCTTCACCGCCAAGCAATGCGCCCAGTCCGACACATCGCCCGATCCAGCCGACAGCACCCCGACCACCGGGGGCTTTCTCGAAGCCGGCGACATCCTCGCGACGTTTTGCGCCCGCATCCGTTCCCATCCCAATCCATTGCTCGCCTTCGATGCCGCCTGTTTCGCCTCCGGCCTCATGGACATCGAAGGCCTCAGTGAGACCGCCCTCGCCAAACGCCACGGCGTCACCCGCGCCGCGTTTTCCCGCCTCGTTGTGCAATGGTCGCAGACCTTCGCGCTCCCGCCGTCACGGGGGATGCGCTCAAAGCGCGCCCGCCAATCCTATCGCAAGTCCCGCCTCAAGCACCTCGCCAAACTCAAATCCGATTCCCGCCATGCCCACTGATTCCGCCCTCGCTCTCAATCTCGCACCCGAGATCAACGCCGCCTTCACCGAAGCCAGCGCAACGGCCGCCGCCGCCACCCTCAACGCCCGTCAGGCCGTCGCCCGCGCCCTCGAATGTGGTCGGCTCCTCAATCTCCAGAAAGACGCCCTCCCGCACGGCACCTGGCAGGATTGGCTCGCCGCCCACTGTCCCGCCATCTCGGCACCGACTGCTCGCCGTTACATGAAACTCGCCAAACATGCCCCCGACACCGTCCTCGAAGACGCCGCCGGTCTGCGCCAAGCCTACATGGCCACGGGGGTATTGCCGGATTCGCCCCGTCAACGTCGCGAACCCGACGCCAACACCCCCACGGTGAACTACGTTCGCGGCCTCGACCAATTCCGCCGCTGGTTCAATCAACGCATCGAAGCCGAGCCCCTCAGCAAATGGTCCCCCCAAGCCCGCCGTCTCCTCCGCAACGAACTCGCGTGGTTCAAGAAACTCCACGACGACCTTGCGGCCTGAGACAACGCCTGCGCTCGCTCCGCTCGCTTGGCGAACCCGCTGCCGCGCCCTCGTTCCCCCAATGCCAACGCGCCTCGCCGTCCGCCTCCCACCGCTCCCGTTGGTCGCTCGCCCCAACGCCTGCGCTCACTCCGTTCGCTTGGCGCTCTGCGCCTCCCGTTGGTCGTCGTCCGCTAACGCGCTCCGGCGTCACGTCCTCGATAATCCTCCCGCAGACGGTGCCGCTCGGCCTCCCTCCATTCCGCTCCGCGCTACCGTTCCGCCTACGGTTCGCCGCCTCCGCCCAGTCGGGGGCCGCAACGCCCTTCGCCCCTGACGGCACGGACTCGTGCCGAGACCGCGCCGTCTCGCTTCGCGAACGGGGCTGCGGTCGTCGCGGCTGATCCCCGACCCGGCGGAGTCGTCGCCCCTTCGGCTCCACGTCCGCGCACCGCTCCATTGCGGTCGCCCGACCGTCACCGACTGCTCGACTGTCCGGCTCACAACGCCCAAGGCCCCGAACCAATGCCAGCGCGTCGAGACGCCGTCACTCGGTTCCGCGCCCGCCAAGGCGGGTGCTCACCGAGCGCCGCCGACTCGCCGATCAAAACGCAACCCGGCCACCGCTCGCGCCCGTCGCGCTCAACGCGCGCCGGAGGCTCGCTCTGGCCGGCCTCAAACGCCGGACGGCTTGATGCTCGCCGCGAACAACGCGGCTCGAACAACCCGTGCGGTTCGTTCGCAAGGCTCACTCACGACCCAACCCCAACGCGCGCCAATAAGCGCAATCCCCTCCGCTCGCCACCGGGCAGGTCGCCCGCCCGCATAGCAGGCGATCCGGGTTCACCTCCGTCACGGCGAAGGCGCTGGCACTGCGGCAGCCCCCCGCGCTCGGGCTGCGTCGTGTCCCGCGTCCATCGTCCGAGTCATGTCGGTGAACCCTTCTCGTCCCGCTCTGCCGTCATGCCACCTGCTTTCCCCTCCGCGCACTACTTACCTTATGCCCAAGATGCCCTCCTTCGGAGCGAGTCCGGCACCCTGTCAGGGCACCCGCCGGATGCATTTTTGACATAAGGTGGAGTAGTGCGCTCGGGCCGGCGGCGAGCTTCGGGCGTCACCAGTCCGCGCGCGCGAACCAATTCCACTGCGGCTTCGCCGCGCCTCAACGAAGATTCTAGCGGCGCTTCGCGCAATGGATAGGTTCCCCCGCGCCCGCCCTGGCCGTCCGTTGTCGGTGCCTTGTCCCCGATGCCACCTCGCGCACAAGCCATCGTCGGTTCTGCCGTCGCCACGCGCCCCCATCGTTCTCTCGCTTCGCTCGTTCACTGGGGAGCTTCCCCCCGCCACCCAAGCAGGGCGGTGGCCCCGCCCGTCCCTGTCGGCCTAGCTTCGCTGGCCGCCCGGCGGGCTTGCGCGCCGCTGGCGCGCTGCTTCGCCCTGGCACCCGCGCGCTCCGCGCAGAATCAGCAGGCGCCGGGCTCCGCCTTCGTCGGCCGGGCGCGCCGAGCCGCGCGACGGCCCTCCTGCGCCTCGGCGGCGGCGGGTGCCGCCCACTCGTTGCGGCGGGCTATCGCCCGTCACCACGCTCAATCGGCGCGGGCCTCGGCGTCGGGCTCCGCCCGCCGCCCGCCAACGGGTGCCGTTCACGCGCGTTTTAAGCCGTCGCCAAATTCGCCCGCGCGCCCCCGTTGACACCTCCGCGCTGGGAATGCCCATCACGGTTCCCAAGTCCGAAAAGCCCGGCCGGCTGTCCAAGTTCAGCACGGCTTTGTTCGAGCGAGTCGTGGCCGAAATCCGCGACGGCGCACCGACCGCGACTGCCATCGAGAAGCAAGGTATCGACCACTCCACATTCTACCGGCACTTGCAGCGACAGCCCGATCTCGTGCCGCTGCTGCAAGCCGCCCAGCTCGAACGTGACCGCGTGCGAAACGCGTCTCGCATCGAGGATGCTGAACAAGAGTTGAAGCGCCGGGGCATCGACGGTTGGACGGAGCCGGTTTTCGACGCGAAGGGCCAGATGTGCGGCGAACGCCGCCGATACTCCGACGCCTGCCTGATTTTCTTCCTGAAGGCCCATAAGCCCGAGGTCTATTCCGACAAGCCGACCACGGTTGTCGCCACCCAGGTCAACATCACCGCCGACCGCGAGAAGGACATCATGCGTGAGTGGCGTTCGCGCCTCGGTGCTGTAGAGCCCGCAACCCCGACCAAGGAAGCGTCGCCATGAGCAAGAAGCTCAAGGTTACGCCCCTCGATCTTCTCTTGCCCTACCAACTCGCGTGGGTGCGGGACGACGCCCGTTTCAAAATCTGGCTCAAGTCCCGCCAGATCGGCGGTTCGCTTGCCGCCTCGTTTGAGGTTGTCGCCGACGCGCTCGAAACCGGCGGCGACTGGGTGATCCTCAGCGCCGGAGAACGGCAAGCCCTTGAGTTCATGGACAAGGTGCAGCGTGCCGCGTCCATTTTCTGCGACGCCATCAGCTACTCCACCGGCAAGGAATACCGGCCCGAGGTGCAGAAGTCGCAGCTTCGGTTTCCCAACGGTGCCCGCGTCCTCGCTCTCCCAGCGAACCCCGCCACCGCACGCGGCTACTCCGCCAACCTCGTCCTCGACGAGTTCGCGTTTCACGAGAACCCCGAGGAGATCTGGCGCGCGGTTTATCCGATCATCTCCAACCCGCTGCGCGGTGCATTGAAGCTGCGCGTCATCTCCACGCCCGCCGGGCGCAACAACAAGTATTTCGACCTCTGGGAACACGCTCCGGCTTTCTCCCGCCACAAGACCACGGTTTACGACGCCGTCGCGAACGGCCTCGCGCTCAACATCGAAGAACTTCGCGCCAACCTCGCCGATCCCGACGGTTGGGCGCAGGAGTTCGAGTGTCAGTTCATGGAGCACTCGTCGCAGGTGTTTCCGGTCGATCTCGTCCGAGCCTGCGAATCCGACGACGCCACGCTCGACGCACCCGAGGAGTTGTTTTCGCGCGAGTCCCGCATCCGCCCCGCGCTCTTCGTCGGCATCGACGTTGGCCGCAAACGCGACCTCACCGTCGCCTGGACGTTGGAGCGCGTTCACGGCGGCCAACTCGTCACCCGCGAGGTTCTGGTTCTCGACCGCGTGCCGTTCCCGCAGCAAGAGGCCATCCTCGCGCCGCGCGTCATGGCCGCCGCGTTCACCGCCATCGACGCGACTGGCATCGGCGGCCCTGTCAGCGAACACCTCGCCGCCGCGCTCGATGAAACTCGCTTGGAGGGCGTCACCTTCACCGGCGACCGCAAACGCGAGTTGTTCGAGCGGCTCAAGAAAACCATGCAGGCTCGCACCGTCGCCCTGCCCGCCGCCGCCGTCATCCGCGACGACCTCGGCAGCATGCAACGCATCGTCAGTCCCGGCGGCACCATCCGCTACGCTGCCGCCCGCACCGCCGACGGTCACGCCGACCGCTCCACCGCGCTCGCCCTCGCGATCCACGCCGCCCAACGCAACCCCGGCGCAGGGTGCGGAGCCTTCGCCTCAACCCGCGTGCCGACCGGCATGAACGCCCACCACCGGCCTGCGCTTACCCGCTTTCGCGGTGCGTGGGCGCGATGACACGGCACCCACGGCATGAGTGATTCACCGTCTCCCGCCAAACTGGCCGCCCCCGTCATTCGTCCGTCCGCCCGCGACTTCGAGCCGCAGCTTTTTGGACGCTGCCTTTCACCCGATGCCGTCGGCGCGTTGCTCGACGCCGGCGCCCGTGGCGACCTCGCCGCGCAGAGCGATCTGTTCAACCTGATGGAGGACACCTGGCCACGCCTCCGCGCCAATCTCCAGAAGATCAAGAACGCCATCCGCAAGCTGCCCTTGAACGTGCAGCCCTTCACCCCGAAGAACGGAAAACCCTCCGCGTCTGCGCAGGAAAAAGCAGCCTTCGTCGAATCCGCGCTTCACCTCCAACGCGGCTACGTGGACACCACGCGAGCCCCGCTCGGCTCCGGCGTTTACGAACTCATGGACGCCGTTGCCCGTGGCGTCTCCGTCGTCGAGATCGACTGGGCCACCGATAGCACCGGCTACGTTGTCCCGGTCGGCTTTCGCCGCGTCCCATCCCGTTACCTCGGCATCGCCACCGACGGCACCCTCGCGCTCCGTCTCGATCCCGCCGCGTTCTCGACGCTTACGCCCTTCGCCAAACACCCCGGCAAATTCCTGACTGGCATTTTCCAATCCAAGTCCGGCGCCCTCGGCGAGGCCGCGCAGCTCCGCGCCCTCGCTCCGCTTTGGCTCGGTCACATGCTCGGTTGGGAATGGCTGGTTCAGAAGGCCGAATTATTCGGGACGCCGCTCCGTTGGGCTAACTACCCGACCACCGCCACCCAGGCCGAGATCGACGCCATCACCGCCGCTCTCCGTAACATGGGCACCGCGTCATGGGGCGCGTTTCCACAGGGCACCAACCTGCAAATCCTGCAAGGCTCCATCCCCGGCGTGTCCGGCCCCAACGATCCGAGCGAACGCCTCATGGGCATCGCGGACCGCGCGTGCGACATCATGCTTCTCGGCCAGAACCTTTCCGTTGAACACAACGGCCAAGGCAGCCGCGCCGCCAGCGAGGTTCACCGCGAGGTCGAACTCGACCTCTACGAAACTTACGCGGAATTCATCGTCGCGATCATCAACGATCAGCTCATCCCCCAGTTGATCGCGCTCAACTGGGGCAGCGCCGAAGAAATTCCCTTTGTCGAAGTTGAGATCCCGCGCCCCGGTCGCGAGCAGGACATGGCCGCCCGCGACAAAACCCTGTTCGTCGAAATGGGTCTGCCCGTGTCGCTCCAATACCTCTACGAACGCCACAAAGTGCCGACGCCGGATGTAGGGGAGGAACTTTTCAATCCACGCAAACCCGTCGCGCAGGCCGTGACGCCGGAACCAACTCCCGACCCGGCCAAGGCCAAATCTTGCGCCTGCGGCTGCGGCATCCCCATCGACGCCACCAGCGAATCCTCCGCAGAACTCGGCGCGCGCCAAGCCGCCGCGCAGGCCGCGTTTCCCCAGCAGGTCGCCGAAGCCAACGCCGCTGACGAATACCTCGTCTGGGATGCGACCCTCGACAACCGCACCACCGCCCTTTGCCAAGGTCGCCACGGTCGCCGCTGGGGTGACGGTTGGTTTGTTCCGCCGCCCGCGCACTACAACTGCCGCAGCGTTTTGATCCGCGTGCCCAAGGCGAGCTACCAGCCGCCAGATTGAAAGTCCTCGACACCGCGCATGCTGCATCAGTGTTTACGACATGGACATGTCACCGCTAGAGCAGTGGAACAGCATCGATAAATTCACCGATTCCTTCTCCTGTTATAATTGCGCCTTCCTTGATATCCTTGGCTACAAAAACAAGGCGACAGACTACTTTGATCAGCGCTTCAACCTCTACGGAAGAATCGAAAGAGCACTTGAAACCGCATCACTTGCGCAGAGACTAACAGCTGCATTTCTCGACACATCCGGTCTGACTATAGAGATAGTTTCGGATAGCATCATCATACTGCAACCAGCCCAGAAAAACGGCCTTGGTGCGATCCTTCCCTTTGCTTGTCATTTCGCGAGTCTGCTAAGCTACGAAGGCCTGTTCATACGCGGAGGAATCGCACAGGGGCGCCACATCAGAAAAAAGACAAAGGAGGGGTTCAATTTCTTAGCGTCCGAAGCACTTCAAAAAGCATACCTCCTTGAGTCCGAAAAAGCCATTAACCCAAGAGTGCTTATCGACAAAGACCTCATTGCTCTCCTGACACCTGAAGAGCGGAGGCTAGTTATCCAAGAGAACAGCGATTTCATCCTTCATTTTTCCCACCATGTAATCAATCGCGAGGGAACCAATGCTAGCGACGTCCTAGCGGAAATGCGTGTATTGCAATCCGAGATGAATCGGCACGGCACCGAGAAGATAAAATTAAAATATCTGTGGCTGCTCGACTACTACTATTGGACCATTGAGCAGAATCCGAACTGGAGTGCCGAAGCTTTCCGTTCGTTTAGTTCGGGCATGAACCGCCATTTCTCCGAACTGGTGTGAATCATGACGTGATCGCACCAGCCAAACGTTGTGATGGTCGCGCTAGATTGGGTTAAAAATAAGGAGCTAGGTGAGTGTGGATCTGTGCAGTTTCGCGGCCACCGTTGACACCCCGCCAGCGGCATGACCCAGCCGCTCCACGCCGCTTTCTCCAACGCCCTCGCCGAAGGCTCCGAACTCCCCGCCGACATCCAATACATGCCGCCCGGTCGGCATCGCATCCGCGCCTCCCAAGGCGGTAAACCCGTGTCGGTCGAGGTCGCCGTCAGCGCCTCCACCGCCGCCGTCCTCCAAACCTTCCTCGCGGCGAAAATGACCGCCGCCGCCGAAAGCCGCGAGGATCGCCCCTTCTTCGATTTCAACCACGAAGACCGCGAGGCCTCCGCCTGGCCCACCGAGTTCTACTGGGCCGGTGACGATCCGCAGACGGGCGGCGTGCGCGCCCGCATCGAATGGTCGGACGCCGGCAAACGCGCCGTCGAAGGCCGCACCTTCCGCCGCTTCTCCCCGACCTTCCATCTCGACGCTTCCGGCCACGTCACCGGCTCCGAGATCAACATGGGCGGCCTCGTCAATCGCGCCGCCTTCAAGCGCATCGCGCCCCTGTTCGCCGCCGCCCCCGGCTCTCCCGGCTGCGTCGGGATTGACACCGCGCACGAGCAACCGCTCATGCAAACTCTCATTTCCACGCTCCGCTCGCTCTCGCTGGTCGAGGCGTCCGCCACCGAAGAGGCCGACCTCGTTTCGCAGGTCTCGCGCTCCGTCTCCGCCCTCAAGTCTCAGGTCTCCGACCTTCAGGCCTCGCTCGCGACTCAGGCCCGCCAGCGCGCCGAGTCACTGGTCGATGCCGCTGTCCACGCCGGCCGACTCCCCGCCAAGGACACCGCCGCACGCGGCTTCTGGGTCGATGCCCTGATCCGCGACGAGGCCAAGGCCGTGAAAGCGCTCGACGCCCTCGCGATCAACCCCGTGCTCGCGCGCCTCACTCCCGGAGGCGATCCCGCCGCCGACCCGTCCCACCTCATCACCCGGCAGGAGCAAAAACTCGCCGCTGTGCGCGCCGCCAACCCCGGCGCGGATTTCCCCAACATCTACGCGAAAGCCAAGGCCGAGAGCCCCGAGCTATTCCGCTGAACCCGCCTCGCATCACCCACTTTTAACAACCTCTTCCCATGAAGACTTCTCTCGCCCGCACCAACGCCATTCTCCCCTTCGAGGCCGCCGCCGACCTAACCGGCCACGTCGGCCGCTTCGTCGTTCTTGCCGCTGGCAAGGTCGCCCTTGTCAGCTCCGCCGCTCAACGACCTTTCGGAGTCCTCCTCACCGACGGCAAAGCCGGTGAATCCGTCACCGTCGCCGTCGGCGCGGGCGGTCTCGCCGGGGTCATCCGCGTCAAACTCGCCGCCGTCGTCGCCGCACCCGGCGCCGACTTGCAGCTCACCGCCGACGGTCGCACCCAGACCGACGCCGGCACCGGCGCCCGCGTCATCGTCGCCCAGTCCCTCGAATCCGGCGCGATCAACGAACTCATCGAGGCCGTCCTCATCCGCCCCGTAACGCTCACGTGATCGTTTTCACCACGCCCAGCCAAACCGCCCGCACTCCTTTCCCGCCATGTCTTCTTCCAAATACAACGTCACCCTCACCAACTACGCGCGCGGTCTCGCTCAGGACATCTCCGCCTCGCTCGCCACTTTCCTTGCGCCGGAGGTCGTCGTTGCCGCCGCCACCGGCCAATACAAGAGCTTCGATGACAAGAACACGTTCCAGGTCATCGACACCTCCCGCGCTGTCGGCGGCCCCGCCAAGCGCCTTGAGTTCGCGGCCAGCGATCCGACCTACAACTGTCTCCCGCAGGCGCTCGAAATCGCCATCGACGACCACGAGCGCGACGAGGCGGGCCAAAACGATCCGCTCCGCCTGGAGGAGGCCAAGACCCAGACCCTCGTCTCGTCCGCCATCACCTCGCACGAGGCCAAGGTCTTCGGCATCGTCTCCGCGCTCACCGCTTCGGCCAACATCACCCTCGCGAGCGACGACCCCATCGCCAAGCTCGACGAGCAGATCGAGGCGCTCGCCACCGACACCGGCCGCATGCCCAACCGCCTCGTCATCGGCCTGCCCCTCTGGAACAAACTTCGCAACAACGCCAAGGTCATCGCCCGTTTCCCCGGCGCGGCCTCCGTCGGCGTGAGCATGTCGCAGTTCGCCTCGCTACTCCTCAACCCGAGCATCGACATCCGCGTCGGCATCCTCGCCAAGGACACCGCCAAGCTCGGCGGCGCGAAGGCCAACGTGAACATCGTCGGCCAGCAGTTGGTGATCTTCCACGCCAGCCAGAGCCCCACGCTCTACGATCCCAGCTTCATGAAAACCTTCCGCCTCCGTCGCGGCGGCGTGGACGTGGTTCGCATGTATCGCGAGGACTCCGCCCGCTCCGATATTCTCGCCGTCGATTGGTCGGAAGACATCCGCGTCACGTCCTCGGTCTGCGCCCGCAAGGTCACCGGCAGCTAAGCGTCACCGCTTTTTTCCAATCCATTTGCCTGCCTTCACAAAGGCGGGGTGATCTTTCCTCACATATTGATAACTCTGTGGCGGACGCAGTTTGGACGCTCGAAGTCGTTCCAAAGATACGGGGGCAAGCTTCCACGCTTTCCTGATTCGTATTCCGTAACCAATCTCGCGCCCGGAATAGTAGGCATCAAATTCAGCTCGTGAAAGTCCTGTCTCTTTGGACAGCTTTTTCCAGAGAAATGCAGGCGAGGCTTCGATGACTTCCTCGACTTCAAACGCCCCTTCCAGCGAACAGCGTGGCGAGCTTACATAAACCATGACCAGATCACCTGCTCCGACACGGGGCCGCACCCGACGTAGTTCGACCGTCTTTGTCCCGCTGAAGATTGCATCGGCATAGGGAGGTTTGATCGAGAGCAGGAGCGCGGTTGGATTCATGGAAAATCAACGATTTATGCCGAAACGATAGATCGCCGCAAACTGATCCTCTGTGATTTTTGTCGGCGACTGGAATTGCGATTTTATCCCAAGATCGCGCAGCATCTCGACCGGAACTGGACGCGGAAACGGTTCCGAATCGGCGAATCGAATCGCCATAATGTCAGCGTGAGCATCGCCTTTGGTCGTCGCGGAAATCTCATGCCAGCTATAAATTCCGAGCCGTTGGTATCGGCGAAATAGCTCTTTGGCGCTAGCCGTCTCAAACGACTGTAACCGTGAACACGCACGGACTGACATCCCGCCATCTGTGGTCTTTCCTTGGCAGACATACCAAAGGATGCGGGCAGGGAATACCAATCCTGCAGCCCGAGCGCTGCGGTAATAAACCTGCTCTCTATTCAAGGCCAGTTTGGCGAACGCACCAAAAAGTTCTTCTTCGGCAAGATCACGGTCAAAAAGTTGCGCTGCCCAGACCGGTTTTATGGACAGTATGAAGGTGGGTAGGTTTTCTCCAAGCACTTTGGCTGGCCAGTGTCGCTCTTCGAGCATGGCAGTGGGCAAGGTCGCCACCTCGGCTTTATCGCCAAGGGCCTTTGATAGCTCCTGCCGTGTTCCAATGATAGCGGGCGTCATCCGCCTCCACCCATGTGCGTCATGCTCAAAATGCAGCTCACGGAGAGCGTCCAAGGTGGCGGACCCAAGGTGCGGATCGTTGATGAGAAGTTCGTCCAAGCCATCGTCGTTGTTCTCTCGCACGAGGGCCAACAGCAGGTGTCGGCAAAGCGTTTTTTCCAACCCGCCTTGGCTAAAACGCAAGAACGAGACGACCGCACATTTCCGGTCTGTAGTTGTTACGCGAATACTTGCTGCCAGGGGTGTTTTTTCGCCACCCCAAACCACGCGTAGTTGTGCTGACTTGGCCGAGCGGCGTTGTGCCATGTGCTGGCGAACCAGCTGTGCGCAGCTTCCCTGTTTTTCCCCGGCAAGCGACGCCTGAAATGTTTGGATGATTACATCCACGTCTTCGGCCCGCATCGCGCGCTCGATCAAATTGGTTCCCGCTAACCTGGCCGGTTGAAAGACCTGCGCTCTTTCCGCTTCATCCAACGTGCTGCTCAATTCCGCTGGGGTCATGACCTTCAGCCCCAACTGATGCTCAATTTCGGTGGCCTTGCCCAAAAGCTGTCTGTCACGCGTCACGAACACATCGGCCTCGCCTGCGGCGGCCTTGGCCAACTGGTTCCGGTCGGATTTTTTACTCTCATTCGTCCCCGGTTCGCCAAGAATATCGATCAACTTTTCGTAGGCTTGGCGGGTTCTCCCGTCAGCGGCGTGGATCTCCCGATAATGTTGGGCGGTGCGGTGTAGGTGATCGCGTTCCTCCCGCTCCGCATGACGATCAATTTCATTGTGGAGTTCATTTACGACACAGAGCACGACCGACTCATCCATCCATGGTTCAATCAGCACCAAGGATTCCTCGTCGCGGTTTCCACCCATGCCGTGGAGGTCGTAAAAAACATTTGCGTCAATCACCGCCTTCAAGCGGTCGTCCTGTGTCTCGCTCGCGAACAGGGGCAGATTCTCGCCATGGAAGCTATACACCCAGACGGTCAGTTCGCTGCCCCGACTGCTGCGTCCATCGACATCCGCCCTGGCCACAAACCCCAATCGTCGCCACAGTTTTTTGGCATGAGTGAAATCGCGTCGGCATTTGAGGCGCACCGAGTCACACCCTGCCGCAATCGCGGCTTTTTTCATCGTTTCCCAAAGAGCATCCGAAACCTTTCTACCCCGTAGATTCGGACCAACGCACAGGTGGATGATCGCCGCACAGTTCAATCGCCTCTGGAGCCGGTAAGCGATATATCCAAGAACGGCTCCTTTTTGAGTCGATGCGACCAGTAGATGGCCGGCTTGCGCGCGGGTCACAAAGGCACCCACCGGAAAGAGCCCCAGCGTCTTACGTTCATTCCCCCATAGTTCGATCACGTCTTTAAACCGAGGATCCTCCGGCCCGATTGCCTCCACCCTATAAGGCTCATCGACAGGGAGCTCTTGGGCAGCAGGTAAGGTAATGGATTCCATTCCGTCTTTATTGGTTACACCACTCACGATTCCCTGCGAGGGCAATTTGCACGGTGCGGATTGCTTGCCTGTTCACAAAACCGAATTTCTGTTGACAGAGTTCACAAAATCGGAATTTCGTGAGGAATGGCCTCGCGAAAGCTCGTCGGAATCTCTGAAATCGCCGAATTGGCCGGCGTTACCAAGCAGGCGGTCGCCAACTGGCGGCAACGCTTCGACCACTTCCCCAAGCCGGCCCAGACCCTTCAAGCCGGCCCCGTCTGGGATGCCGAGGTCATCGCGGACTGGCTCAAGGCCAAGGACGGCTACCAGACCAAGGTCATCAGCTTCATCAACCTCAAAGGTGGCGTTGCCAAGACCACCACCTCCGTCGCCGTCGCCGAGATTCTCGCCAAAGACTTTCGCAAGCACGTCCTGTTCATCGACCTTGACCCTCAGACCAACGCCACAATCAACCTGATCGGCGAAGAAGAGTGGGGAGAGCGTGACAGGGACGGGAGAACCCTGGCGCAACTTTTCAAGGACAAGCTTCGTCCGGAGGTTAAGCCCGTCTTTAATGTTGAGGAGTCCATCATCCATGGTGTTTCCACCATCGACGGTGGTATCGCTCGGCTCGATCTGCTCCCGTCCAGTATCGAGTTTATCGACATCCAGGAGAAGCTCCCGTTCGTCGCGATGCAGGGTAATTACGAGAACAACCCGCAAGACATCTTGCGGCGAGCCCTCGCTCCCGTGATCGACCGCTACGATTACGTGATCATCGATTGCCCGCCTAGTCTCGGGATCGTTACCAAGAACGGACTTCGTTTTTCCACGCACTACGTCATCCCGGCCATACCCGACATCGTTTCGACTTGGGGCATTTTCCAGATCGTGAGCAGCATCGACGCTTTTTCGGAGAGCATCAACCGCGCCCCACCCATCCGTCCGCTCGGGATTGTAGCCACCAAGGTCCAAGGCAACATCGACCTGCACCAACGCGTTCTCAACCAGCTTCGTGCCGGTCGTCTGTTTGAGGGCAACGATACCGATCTTGAGCAACCGCCGCTCTTCGAGGCAGCCATTGCACAAAATGCCAACACCGCACGCGGTGCCGACGCCGAGGCCGGCCTCAATACTTTCCGCAAGAAATACGGCCCGAACTACGAGCCCCATTACGCACTAACGAAGGAGATTATCGAACGATGCAACCCGGCCAAAAACTAACCCGCGCGCTCCGCGCTCTGGTCGAACTCGTCGAGGACGAAGCTGCCCGCAATCCGGCGTTTGCGCAGCGCCTGGAGGCCGTCGTTGCCGACCTCCCCGCAGGTGCTTCCAATAAAAAGACGTCCAAGCCCAAGGCACCGGCCGGAGACATCGAAATTCCCGACGTGCTCAAAGCGTTTCAGGATAAAGGCGAAACCGAGTTCCGGTTTTGGCTGAGAGACTTCGATCTTATGGTCCTCAAGGCTATTGTGAAAGCGAACGGCTTTGATCCTGGCAAAAGCTCCCAGCGGTGGTCCGAGCCCGATAAGTTTATCGCGCTCATCTCCGAGCAAACCTCGGCCCGCTTGAAGCGGGGCGCATCTTTCCTTCCGCCTAAATCTTCTGAGGACTCTGCGGAGGTTACCTAA